GCCAGGCGCTGCCCGTTGGTGCCTAGCGCCTTGTCTGCCGCGCCAATCAGCCGACCCGCGCGGCCCGATTGCCGGTCGTGGATCAGGGTGTTGGCTGCATCCTTGGTCTTGCCCGGCAGGGTTGCCAGCAGATCAAGGAGTGATTTTGTATTCTGTCCGCCTGCATCAGCCAGTACCGCTTCGTCGCCCAGCTTGGCCAGCCGGTTCGTGGCCTGCTTGACGGGGTTGGACGCGCCCGACTGCACCACCGCGCCGCGCGCATCGCGCACCAGGGCTTCGGCCACCTTTTCCTCAGCAGCCCGGCCGGCACTCTTGGCGCTGACGCGCTGCGCGACATTGCTGCCGACCGCACCTAATACACGGGACACGGGAAGGGCAACAGCGCTCAGGGCTGCACCGCTGGCGCCTCCGATGGCGGTATCTGTTGCCAGCCCGCCCACTGTCTCAGAGGTGGAATTGCCCGCGCCGGATGCCGCGCCATAGGCTGCACCGACCTTCCCGGCATTGAGCACCTGGCCCAGCATGTTCACTGGCTTGGCAATGGCACCCGCAGCAGTCGGTGCCGCGCCCAGCAGCTTGCCGGCCGCGCCCAGCGGCAGGGATGCCACCGTCTGAAATCCAGCGGTCTGCCACGGGTAATCTTCTTTTTCGGCATCCTGTGCGCCGCGTGCAAAGTCACGGTTCGCCACGTAGTTATTGCGGATGTCGGAGAGCTTGCCGCCTGGCTTGATCGAGTCAATCGCACCGCCCACGGCGCCGGCGATCTCGTCACCAAAGCCCATTGTCGGGCCGTTGAGCGTGGACAGCAAGAAGCGCCCCACGCCTTGCCCGCCCGAGTTCTTCATGCCGCGCCCGGCTTGGTAGTCGGCATTGGTGGTGCGCGATTCTTGCCGGCTGGCCGGCTTGGCTGCAGGCGCTGCCGGTGCGGTTTGCCCGACCACCGGATCGTTATCCCACGGGTTGCCCTGCGCCGCATTGGCCGATGGCAGTACGGCGCCCGCCACGGCATTGAGGCCGCGAAGCACGGGATTCGATGCCGTGCCCGCCATGCGCGAAGCCTGCGCCACCTTGTCGGCGTAGCGCGGGTCTTCTGCGTAACCCTTCAGGCCTGCCGTGAACTTGGCCGGGTCGCTGCCGGCGTTTTGCGCGCCAGGGTATTTGCGCTGAATCAGGCTGACGTAATCCTTGGCGAAGTCGTCGGCCGTGGCGTAGGAGCGGTATTTGTCCTTGCTGCCGGTCATGTTGTCGGTCGCGCCGACGCCGGAGCCTGAAAAATCCTTGATGTTGCCCAGGTTGTTCGTGCCGGGGATGATGGATTTCCCCCATCCAGTTTCCAATCCCCACTGACCGATGATGACATTGGGGTCAATCCCCAGCGCCTTGCCTGCGGATTTTGCCGCGCCGCCGTACACCTTCGCGAATTCGGCAGGCGTGGCCGTCTTTCCCCCGACGACGGGGTCATTGTCCCAAGGGTTTGCCATCAGCGTTTCGTCCTCGTTGTTCCGTCCGGTGCAATGTAGGTGGCACCCGATGGCACGGCGGCATAGCCGGCCGCGTCCTTGATGGCGATGGGCTTGCCGGTGGCAGGGCTTGCCGCGTCCTGCTTGCCGCCGCCCACCATGCGCGCCCGTGCAGCCTGCATATCGGCCGTGATGCGCCCCACCGACTCGCGGAAGGCCTGCTCGCCCATCTTGGGGTCCAGCGCGCCGACAGCGGCCGTCAGCTTCTTGCCTTCGGAGTCGGACAACGCACCCATGCCCTTGAGTTGGGCCACCATCGGCAGGAATGCCTGTGACTGAAAGGTGTTCAGCTCAGCCAGGAAGTTTGCCGACTCGGACCCCGGCATGGCCGGAATCATGCCGCGCATGCCGACCGATGGCGCTAGGCCTTTGTGCGCGCCCAGCCGGTCCAGCGTGCCAAGCATGGTGTCAAAGCTGGCGATCTGGCTGGTTTTCGTCAGATTGGCCGTGTCATCCTTGGCTTCGCGCTTGAGTTTGTTTTCCTCGGCCTTGGTGTCGTTGAAGTCGCGCGCGCGGGTGTCGGTCAGGTCCTGGCCGCGCTTGGTGATCGCCTGCCCTGCGGCCTGCGTCTGCGCGCCGAGCACCGCATTGGCGTTCGGCGTGGTGTATTCCATCGCCTTCCACTTCTGCTCTAGTTGCTCCTTCATGGTCATGCCTTCCTGCAGCTTTTGCGCCACAAAGGCCGCATCGAACTGCGCCGGCATGCGCGACACGTCCAGCCCGTGCGACAGGGCAGTTTGCCGCGCCGCGTCGTAGCTGGCCTGGTCCTTGGCGCCGCTCAGCAGTTGCGCGCCGATGGAGAGCTTCTGCACGGCATTGGCGAGCTGGTCCTTTTCGGTCGCGGCCTTCTGCTTGGCTTGCTCAGCCATTTGCCCGGTGTAGGCCAGCGACTGCTTGCCAAAGCCTTGCGAAGCCAGCCCGGTTGCCACATCGGCGCCCGACTTGCCGCCCGCCAGCAACTGCGCCAGCGCGTTTTCGCCTGCAAGCCCGCGCTTGGCCTCGTCCATCTTCATGCCGTTCATCATTTCGGACAGCTTGTTTTGCCGCCCTTGCGAGGCTTCGGCATCGTATTCGGCCACGGACTTCACGCCCCGGCCGGCGAGGTTGTAGATAGAACTGTCAATCGCCATGGGTGCCTTTAGAAGTTCTGACCGAGGTCTTGATTGCCAAACAGCGAGCCCGAGCCGAAGCCACCGCCGCCGCTGATGCCCGCGCCGCCGTAGTTGGTCAGCGAGTTGCCGCCCCAGTTGCCGTTATTCCATGCCGACACGCCGCCATTGAGCGCGTTCTGCCAGATGTTGCCCTGCGACAGGTAGGCAGATCCGCGCGCATTGCCTACACCCTGCTGCGAGGCGCTTATGTTGTTCGCCATGTTGGTGCCGGCTGCGCTGACCTGGTTCGTTGCCTGCTGCCCGGCACCCGACAGCCCGGCGAGCTTGTTGTACTGGCTGTTCTGGTCGGTGTTGAAGCGGTTGTAGGACTCGTTCGCCTTAGTGCTTCCGTAGTCGTTGCCAAACCGCGTCAAGGCCTTGAGCGTGGCGCCACTCAACATCGAGCCGCCTGCAGCCGCCTGGCGGTTGATGCCCTGCGTCCCTTGATCGAGGCCGAATTGCAGGCCGGATTGGTACACCGCATCGCCTGCCAGATCGGATGCGCCAAACTTGCGGGTCAGCGAGCCATAGGCCGGGTCGTTCGCTTGCGCCGCCTGCGCGGCCTGCTGCTCGCCCCACTGCTTGTCAATCGCAGAGGTCAGCCCTGCCTCGTCCACCGTGCCCGCGCCTTGCGTGTAGCCGGTCGGGATGTGAATACCGTTGGCCCAGCCGATGCCGTTTTGGTCGGAGTCGTTCGCGCCATAGGTCGGCGTCATCTGCCCGCCGCCCGTGGTGTACTGGCTGAGCAGGTTGGTCCGCATCTGCTCGCGCGTCTGCGTGCCGCCGCTGGCCGAGCCGCCCAGGCCCATCAGGTACGCCAGGCGGTTGTTCGCCTGCACGCCGGTCTCGCGGAATGGCGCATTGTCGGCGCGGGTCGTGTCGTACTGGTAGCGCTGGGTCGCGTCGGACTGCGCAGCGGCGGCTGATTGCGCGTCGGCTGCATCGCCGGCTGCATCGCTACCCATCAAGCCACCCAGCAGCGACACGCCGCCGCCCAGGATCGAGCCAAAGTCATACAGCACGCCACCGGGGCGGCTGCGTGCAAGATAGCCGCTGGAAATGTATTCGCTGGCGGTGGGGTCAATGTCGCGCATGGTGTAGCCTTTCAGCCCGGTAATAAATGTTGTCGTTGTCGCTGCCCGTGGCGTGAAAGCCCAGCCGGGTTACAAAGCGATGGCCGGCGGCGTTGCCCTGGCGGACTTTGGTGGTCAGGTGGCCAAACTGCGCAAACAGTGGCGCGGTCAGTCGCTCCAGGTCTTGCCGGGTCAGCCAGTGGCCTTGCGCGCTGTCGAGCCGGTGGCAGTGGATCTCGTTGCCCTGCACACAGAAAAAGCCGACCCGCTGGCCTTGCCGATAGACCGGGTGCTCAGTCCAGCCATCGGGCGCGCGCATCAGCTAAGCTCCCGCCCGCAGCCGCGAATCGTCAGGCCGGTGGCGCTGGCCAGCGTGGAAATGAAGCCGCCCGGCTGCAGGTACTGGCCGACCAACTCGGGAAAGGTGTAGGTTTCGCCCGCCGCAATGCTCTTGGCTTGGACGATCAAGTTTTCCGCCGCCGCAGCGCCAGCAGCCGGCACCAGGTTGACCGAAAGCGTCAGGGCGCCGGCTGTGGTGTTGCAGGCGGTGAACTTGTCGAGAATGGTCCGCACGTTGGTCGCGGTGTACTGCGTCGTTTGCGCAGCCTCGGCGGCCTTGGCCTCAAACAGCACTTTGTTGATAACGGTCATGGGGTTGCTTTCAAGTTGTCGATTTCGGTGCGCAGCTGGGCCACGGTTTCACGCAGTTCATGCACTTCGGTGGCCAGCACATCGAGCCGCAGCGCCTCACACACGGGCGCTGCAGACTCGCAGGGCGCGGCCGGTACGGGCAGCGGCAGGGCGCCGAACTCGCCGGCCAGGGCAAAGGCAAACGCCTTGGCCTCCTCGATGCCTGCATCGCTGTACTGCTGCGCGTCCAGCTCGTCAATCGTGGGCGCCAGCACGCCACCGACCCGCACCATCAGGTCGGCCAGCGCGCGCGAGGCCTCGGAGGTCAGCGTGCCGTCGGCATTGACGAAGCGCACACGGGCAGGAAACAGGTTGAGCATGCTCATGATGTGCCCGGCTCGCCTTCGACCACCGCGCCGAGCACGGCAAATTTGCAGGGGTCCGTGAAGCTGAGTTCCCACACACGATTGCGTCCGCTGCCCAGCCGGTTGAACCGTGCGCGCGCGCCGTACTCACCGACCTTGCCGACGCTGGCGCTCTTTTCGTTGCTCCACGTATGGCCGCCGTCGTTCGAGTAGCGCAGCATCAGGCGCGGGTCTTGCCCTTGGCCGGTGGCCGTGCCCACGCCGGCTTCCATGTCCACCTGCAGCGACGAGTAAAACAGGCGGTTTTGCAGCCCTTCGGTGGTCGCCGTGGTGCGGATGCGCTTGATGGCCGCGCCGTCATCGGTGAAGGTGTCCAGATCGAGCGCATAGACCGCGCCGCTCTCATAGTCGCCCACCAGGTGCAGGCCATTGAAAAACACGCTGCAATTGGCCCTCCAGCGGCTCAGAACGCCGGTTTGCGGGTGCATCCATGCGCGTTCATGCCATGCCTGCGTGCTGGCGTCATAGACCCAGGTGGCTTGCGAGGCCGGGAAGGTCAGCACGTAGAAAATGTGGCCTTCTTGCTGATAGGTGAAGGCGAAAGCGTCGCTCAGCGTGTAGCCGGCCAGCGCGTGTTCGAGTGCGTGCGTGCTGATGCGCGTCGGCGTGTAGCCAGCCGCGCGCCACACGATGCCGCTGCCCCGGTCGTCGGCGCCAAGCCAAAAGACGGTGTTGTCAGCCTTGCAGATCGTGCCGGCCGCTGCGCAGCCGTGTTCAATGAAGGTGTTGCCGCTGCGCTGGAATGGAAAATCACTGTTTCCGGTGTTCATCCAGACTTCCGCCGACAGCTCACCGAACAGCCACAGCTCGCGGTGATCCGAGATCAGGCCGACCGTGTTGTCGGGCGAGCCCTCGGCGCTGGCAAAGTCCAGCGCATCCCAGGTCATGCCGTCATAAGGGGTCTGGTTGATCCAGAATGACTGGCTGCCGGGCTGGCCGGTGACGATGAAATAACCATCCTGGTAAGTGCAGCGCTTCACGCCGGCCGGGAAACCTTCGGAGGTGATGGCGCTCAGGGTTGACGTAGCCGTGTCGATGATCCAGCCGCCCACGCCGTCCACGATCAGCACCTGCTGGCCGTTGGAGCACATGCCGACTTCGCCCGTGCTGGTGCCGATGGTGCCGAGCGCGACGATGGCAAAGCCTGCATCCACCCGATAGACGGCATTGCCTGCGACCCACCAGCTGAAGGCGCCCTCTTTCCAGCCGGCGCGCACCGGACCCGTGGGCAAAGTGAACTTGCGCACCGTTCCAGGTGTGCCGTAGAGCGCCACCGGGGCGCGTGGGCTGGCGTTGTCCAGCTCCAGGAAGCAGTTGACACTTTTCTGAGCGTCGGCATTGAGCGAGCGCGCCTGATAAGCTGGACCAACGAATGGCAATTTTGTTTTCAAGTGGGCTCCTGCTCTGTCACGTCGATGGCCGTCAGCAGCGCATCCAGCAGCGAAGCACCCACTGCGAGGCGCATCCAGTCATACGGCTGCCAGCCTACGAACAGGTACAAGTTGCTCAGGAATTGTTCGATCAGCATCACGCAATCCCCAGCACAGACTTGACCGCATTTGCGTACAGTACATGACCCGCCGTCGTCGGGTGCAGCCCATCGGCGAGGCTGGCGGTGGTCATGATGGCCGTGCCATCGACCAGCGTGGCGTAAGCTGTACGGGTGCTGACTGCCGTGGCAATCTGTGCCCGGTAGTCGCCTAGCGTGCTGCCGCTGCCGTTGGCCGTTTCCACGTTGCGCAGCAGCGGTGTCTGCGCGTAGATCAGCGCCGCTGGCAATGCTGTGTGCAGATCGTCAAGCAATGCTGCATATGCCGCCCCATAGGCCGCCGCCGTCCATTTATTCAGCCCATAGTCATTGGTGCCGATGGCCAGCCAGATGCGCACCGGAGCGTAGGCCGCCAACCTGGCGACAAAGGAAGCACGCAGCGGCGCGGTGTTGCAGTCGTCGTACAGCGCACGGTAGCCCCACGCTTCCAGTGAAAATGAGTTGGGTTGGTACGCCGCCCGCACGCGCATAGCCCAGGCGTCGCGTGTCGGGATATCAGCATTTCCGCCGACCCCGATGCTGTCAGCGTAAAGCAAAATTCGGTTTGCAGCAGCTGGTGCAACCGGGGTCATCAACGCATTTGGCGTGATCGAGGTCACGAATGACCCCAGCGGCGCGCCAGCAGGAGCCGACTCCAGGCCATTGACCAGTGAAACGGTCTTGCTGCCGGTCGGCAGTTGTACGGTTCCAACGTTGTCGCCGTTGGCCGTCGATGCGATGCTCTGGTGAAATGCGCCATCCACCCACACGCCCACTTCGCCAATGTTGCTCGTCGGCGTGTAAAGCGCGGTATTGAATCCGACAATGATCTGCGTGGCATCTGTCACAAAATCCGCATGCCCGAATGTTGATGTGCTCAAGTGCGTCGTCTTGTTGACGGCTGGGCCAGAGTCGGAAATTGCAGACGGGAACACAGTCAGCGACGTAAAGCCGATCAGCGCATTTAAGTAATTTTCCATCGCCGCAATCTCTGGCGCAGTGCTTGCCACACCACGGATCAGCGTGTCGTACAAGTGCCCGCCAAAAAAACCTTGTCCTGCGCCAAAAGTCAGAGGGGAGTTTCCAAAATTCCCTGACCCGGAATCGGCGGAGCCTACTGCCGTCAGCGCGGGCGTCGATCCGTTGACGCGGAATGTCGGGGTTTCCGTTGCTGCAGTGGTGCCCGACAAGTCAAGGACCACCGTAGTCAAAAACTTCATTGGCGCAAAAGCATCCGTCTTTCTCCCGCCGAATTCGCCTGTTCCCTTTACGTAGCACAGCAAGCCGCCGTTGAAAGTGCCGAAATCGAAAGAGCCGGGAGTCGATGCGGCGTTGCCGAACACCACAATCGACTGGATTGTCGATGCTATCGTGCCGCCAGCAGCAAATATTGTCACCTTGTTTGTGTTGCTGAAATTGACACTTGCAGCTGCCAGCGTCTGGCCTTGCGAGTTATTAAATTCCAGTCGAGGCGTCCCACGCGCATCCGTCATCAATCGGGGTCGCTGCGCCAGCGTTGCCTGCTCCGCGTACACGCCGCCGCTATAGAGCAAGAGGGCGCTTGCTACGGGTTGCCCGATTGCAGCAGGGATGGTGCGCGCGATGTCCTGCCACATTGTCGTCGCGTACTGCGAGGGCGCGAGCATGGCAGCCTGCTCGCCAGCCAGCATGTCGGCAGGGGTCCAGAGGGGCGCACTGCCGCCCACCCAAGCGCGACCCAACCCCAAGCCGATGCCGATCTGCATGTCAGTACACCGCCACGATGAGAGTGGCCGTGGTCGCGCCCGCACGCACGCGGCGCACGCGCAGCGGCAGGAGCGAGCCCGCAGACACGCCGCTGAACAGCACCGTGTCGCCGTTGCTCATGTCCACCTCGACATTGCCCGCGCCGCCGATCCACAGGCCGCGCGTGAGCTGCGGCAGGTTGACGGTATCGCTGGGCGTGACGGCGCCGGCGAACTCGGCCGAGTTGGGGTGTGGAATGATGCCAGTGGAAGGTGCAGCCATGGGAGTGTCTTTCTAAGTTGGGCTCAGTGGCCGCTGGAGATATTGAATCGGGCGTGATGGATGCCGCTGTCAAGCAGCGGCACGCGCACATTGCTGCGGCGAATGGCGCGCCGGGCGTTGGCCGCCGTGCGGACGACTGCCATTGGCAACTCTTTGATGCCGGGCGCGAGTTCTTCGGCCAGGCTGTACTCGATGGCCTTACGGTAGCCGGGCGCGAGCACGCACTCGTCGGTGACGTTGACGAACTCGTCAAGCTGCGTCATCACGGCCAGGTGAAACTCGGTGTCGGCGCTGGCCTGCGGATGAAAAAACACGGCACCGGCCGGGTCGTAGTACGCATATTCCGGGATGCCCTGCACTGTTTTGTCGGCAAGGTCGGCATAGGTTTCGCGGTCAATCCACTGCACCGGGTAGTCGATGCCGCCGATGCGCGAGAACGAGCCGTTTTCCGTGCGGATCGGGCGCGGCGTGTCAAAGTCCATGCCAGGGCCGACCGTGGCCGATGCGCCCGACACACTAGCCACCACCTCGCCCACCGACACGATGAACAGCGGCTGGGTGTTCCAGCCGTCAAGCATCGAATTGAGCGCCAGACGGCCATACTCGGCATCGTCGGCGCTCAGCGCCTCGCCAGCGGCTTTGAAGCCCAGCAACGCGTAGGCGCGATCAATGAGCACCAGCGCTGTGATGGCGGGCGTGCTGGGCGTGAGAACAATAGCCATTTAGGGCGCCTTTGGTTTTCTAGGGGTCTTGGCTTTTGCTTGAGACTCGCCCACGCTGCAATAACCCGCCTTGCGTGCGCCAGCTTCTTCTTGCGGGTCGAGGACCACGCAAAAGGCAGCATCAGCCGCGCCGCCCAGGTATAGGCACTTCGGGAATTCTTGGAACATGGGGGAATCTCAGGAAAAAGCCCCCGGCCGAAACCGGGAGCGATTGAAGGGCCGGACTTAGTTGCTCAGGATACGAGCAGCCAATTGCGCTCGCAAAGTTTTAAAGCCGTACAAAACATCGACACGACATGGCAGCGAATCGCTGTTGATGTCGTACTGGCGAACGACACGCATCGACAGACCCTCGTACACCTCGCGGGCCGAGAAGTCCACGCCTTCGGGCATGACCAGATCAGCCGTGGCGAAGGTGAAGGCGTCCTTGTGGAATGCCAGCGATGGACGGTACACACCAGAAGCCGCGCCGAGCTTGACCAGTGCCGCGCCGTTGGGCATGCCCGCAGCGGTGACGTTCTGGCGGCCGGTGGTGGTGCTGATGGCGGGCGCGAAGTTCAGCACGCCAGCGCCGCCCACGTAGTCGGCAGTGACCACGAATTGCTGCTGGTTGCCGGTGTCCGCCTTGGTTTCAGGATGAACGCGGTTGCAGCCGACCACGGTGAAGATGTCGCCCTTCTTGAAGGTCGTCGCACCGGCGGCCAGCGTCACGGCGCTGGTGCCGTTGACGGTCACGGCGCCATTGACGGTGTAGCCGGTGACGGCGGCAGCCGTGCCGGTGGCTTGCGAGCCGAGCAGCGTGTTCTCGTAGATGGTGCCGAAGCCAGCGGTGCGGCCGACGATGCCTTCGCGGTACTGCTTGCTGATTTCGGTGCTGTCCTGGAACAAACCCTTGAGGCCATCGACCAGATCCAGATTGTCCTGCGTGTTCAGGATCATGGTGCGGTCGCTGCCGGGGGCCAGGTTGTCCACCAGCAACTTACGAGCGCCAAGTGCCTTGTTCAGCGTGATGGCGGCGCCGATGTTGGGCACGGCGTTGTAAACGTCCAGGGCCATGCCCAGCGCGTCGGATTCCATGCGCGCAGCCAGCACCGACATGGCGGGCTCCAGGATGCGGCTGGAGAAGTCATCCAGCGAGAGGGTCAGCTCGGCGCTGGTGAAGTTGATGCCCACATGCTTCTGGCTGGAGACCGTCAGCGTGGTGCTGGCTTCGGCGGTGTCTTGCTTGACCAGCGTGGCGCCGTCC